CCCAGACCGAACACGCCGTGGGATCGCCTGTCGTGCGCTCAGTGAACGCCGTGTCGTATGACTGCAGGATATACTCGAACTCAGGGAACGCCCGCTCCGCTGACCACAGGCGGAACCAGTCCCTGACGATGATACCTCCCTCCTCGGGATCGATGATCTCGGCGTAGATCTCCTGCCTGCCGATCTTAGTGCCCTCGTATGACAGGATCTGCGCCTTGAAGCTCGGCGCGAGGTTATCTATATTAGAGTAGGTCGAAGCCGTCGTGACGCAGACGTCCTCGCCCTCGCGCTCGATCAGCTCGAGGATCAGCTCCTTAGGCTTAGGCGTTGTCGTGGCGAGGATCATCGTCTTGTTGCCCAGACGCACGCCAAATTGGATCATGTCCCACGCTTCTCTGAGGTAGTCCCACGCGGCTAACTCATCAAGCCAAGCGCCATGATACTGACCACCGCGGAAGCGCTCAGGCTCTGACGCGGGGATCCCCTTGATCAGCGAGCCATTGATCAGCTTGATCTCGTGGTAGCTCTTGTTGTAGTCCGCCACGAGCTCAGGTGGTATCACGCTGATCAGCCCAGAGTCACCCTCAAAGCAGGTAGCCCTGACGTCCGAGCTCGTGGGGGCGGAGACTAGCCACCTACTGTTAGGAAGCTGCCACGCCCACCATCCAATCTGCTCCGCCGCCACCCTCGTCTTGCCCGCCCCCCTTCCTGCTAATAGGAGGTGGATGTTGTACCAGTCCCCGCTCGGGGTGATCTGGTGGGGGTGAGCGGTCGACAGCCACTTCAGGCGCCAGTTGAACGCGATGCGGTTGACTTCAGGGGCGCTCAGGTACGTCTTGCGGAACTCCTCACTCTTGAACAGCTCGAGCGAGGAGCTCAGGGTGTCCTTTAAGGACACCTCACTCTTCATTCTTGACCTGCAGCTTGCGCTCCAGATTGAGCAGGGCTGCGTCGAGTACGCTCACCGTCGACTCTGTCACCACGGGGTTCTCCTTGTCGCCTGCGAGGATCGTCTTGTCGCCATACTTGCGTGGGTTCCACTTCGCCAACAGCTTTAAGCGCATCTCCACGCGGTTCTTTTGCCACTGGACATACGCTGAGTCCATCCGCCCCCCATCGATGCGCTCAGGGATGGCGTCGAGGATCGCAATTGCGTCCTCCGCAATGGCGTCAGTGCCCAATTCTCGGGCGCGAGCGAAGCGTGTAAATAGATCGTCGTTGCCTGCAATCCAGTTGTATATCGTCGACCACGACGGCTTCCCCTCCTCCCTGCAGATCTCCCGCAGCGGCGTACCGTTCGCTACCCTGTCGCATATCTCAGCGACAAGCTCTTCGGTGTACTTGGTCGGTCTGCCGTTTGGTTTCTTCGTTGCCATCAGCTTTCTCTCAAAGCGTTTGTGATGCCTGAGATTGTAAAGATCTTTTGGGCTCTGTGCTACCTTCCTCGTCCCACAGTAGCCACTTGAGCTCACAGGCGTGGCAGATGTCTCGTTCTAGCTTGTTTGTGTAGATCTGCCTGCCTGCGCCCTCGTTTGCTTTCAGGAAGCCACAGAACGTGTCAATGTCGTTCCAGAGATGGGCGATCCTGCCCTTTGTTTTGTCGAAGTAATACCTCACCCTACCCCCTCCCCGTTTACCTCATCTGTCCCCTTTACTGCCCCATCCCTGTCTATTGCCTTTTGGTGGACGAACCTAGCCCATCCTAGATTCGCCTTCATCTGTTTGCCTTTCGGAGCCACAGAACCCGTCAGCCGTTTGTCTTAGGGCGCTCACTTCGCCACCCACGCTCCTGTCTCAAGACTTCCCACAGTAGGAGCTATCCACCAGACCCTGTCGGAATGTGACCGACGATCTGATCGGGAAAATAAAAAGACCGCTTTAGTCTATGCCCCGATTGGAAAGCAGCCTTTGTGGGGCTGACCCCCTTGCGGGGCGGGACACAGATTAAAGCGGTCTTTGTTCATCGGCTTTCCACGTCCGACTACATACTGCATATTTTACTACATCTACAAACTCCGTCAAGCTCCTTCAAACTCCCAACCACACTCTGGATCGTAGTCCCAGAACACAATCGGTGTTGCCTCACCGACGTAGGCACCCTCGACGTTGAACGAGATCCACTCCATAGCCTCTTCGTCGGTCATACCCTGTGCCTTGAATAGCTCGACCATCTTGTTGCCACTGTAGACCGTTCTGAGCACCTTGGCGCCTGTCGTGAGCCAGACCTCGCTCATGCCTACCAGTGCGTCGTCTAACCCGTCGAATTTAGTCATCATCACCTCGTATTATACGAGTTAACGGTAACCCGTATTTATTGTTAGTCCCCGTCTTTCCGAGGTGCCACTGTTGTTTCTTGCCTGAGATACACAGCTCTCATTGTTCTGTTCAGATTTCGCCCACAAGCCGCTACATTGTCATTTACGATGGACAATCCCGTGTTGATCTATGACGTAATTCAACCAACACGACTGATGACTATACCGCTACCATGCGGTGAGTACCCCATAGGTACGCTCTCTCGCTACAGACTCGTAGCACTAATCATCATGCGTGTAAGCCCTCGTCTTTCCGAGGTGTCCATCGGTTCACGCAGTAAGGTTCCCGCGCACCAACTGGCATGGTTAAAGGGTAAAAAACCAAAAAACCCCCGCGTCGCCCACTCATGCCTAACGTCGACGCTATTAGTTGATAGCACTATCAACACGGCTAGGCGCTACCTTTTCGCATTGATCCGTGGGTAGCCATGTCATACCCCTTTGGACTCAGATCAATGCTGCTCGTCAGCCAGTAACGCCTATGCGTGTTGCCTCTGTCTTTCCAGAGTGTCAGCCCTAAAGCTAGGCGGTAGGTCGGTGACCCTTATCGAAAGCCCGACCAAGCTTGCTAAAGGCTCGACAGCAAAATCATCATAACAAAACAAACGACCAACGCAATAGTCCCAAAAAACTCAGACCAGAATGTGTACTTCATACGCGCCCCGCGATGTCGTGCTCGATGTCTGAAATTATCTGAGCGGTCAGCTTTTGTGTAAGCCAAGGCGCTGCGTAACCGCGGCGGTCGAGCACCTCAAATTCGCACTCGAAGTGGTCTTGCGCATCCCAATCGCTAGGGGCGCTACGACCTTGCCCCCTGTGCCACTTGGCGCCTGTTACGTCGATGATGCAGGGTATGCCTGCGATACGAGATTTAAATTGCATGATGATCTCCTACAGCTTAATAATTGAATTGTTTTCAATGGCTTTCAGCAAGTGGTCATAAGACGTACTGGCGATACGAACGGTGCGATGATCTTTATTCACACAGGAGGGCGTGAAGGTCAGGCGTTGAATCCCTACGGGCAGGCGATGGATTGAAACTACCTTACGGTCTGATAGCCGTGAATAAACGCGTAGCAAGGGGGCGCTGCATGTTACGGTTTCTATTAAATGGCTAAAACGGATTTTGATTGTCATGATGATGTCCTTAGTGGCGGGGAAGTAACAGGGAAGAAGCGGGGTAACTTCCCCGCCCGTGGTTTACCAACCGAACTTCTCGGCGCAGATGGGGCCAATCCCCCGATCGATCGACTCGCCGTTAGTGAGCTCGCGGGCGCAGATCGCGCACTGACCGAAGCGGCGACCGTAGGCGACCGCTGCAGCCTCTGGATCACTTGCGGCGGCTAGGATACTGCCCGCGGTCTGATCGTCGCACTCACGGCTCTTGAAGAGCTTGCCGCCTGCAATCTTGCCGAGGTAGGTGTCACCGCTCTTAATGTAGATGGCGCCTGCGTTGTTGCCAGTCGCAGGAGCAGGGCTGAATTTAAACTCAGCCAGACGCAGCTTGGGACGCTTGATGCCCTTTTCCATCGCCTTGGCAAACGACACCTCGATCTTGGTGATGTCGACCTGAGGAGCTGCCTCGACGCGGGCTGCACGCTCTACGTTGCGCTCAGCATCCTTGGCGACGCACTTCTGAACTGCAGCCAACTGCTTCTCTGTCAGCGAACCAAACTTGACCACGGCGTCGAGCATCGACTGTGCGAACTCAAAGCGTGGGGCTGTCTTGACCATCCAAGCGTGCTCGGCTGCGTACTCAGCGGCGAAGGCGTCGATCGTGGCGGTGGCTTGGCGCTCTTTGCGCACGGCGGTAGATTTGCGAGCGTTGTCGCGGTACTGGGGAGACGTCTTGAACTCGTGGAAGCCTGCGCCCTTGCAAGAGAAGCAATCACCGAGCGAGAAGCCAGTGTAGCCAATGAACTTGCCGCTGCCGTTGCACTTCTTGCAAGGCTCTTTGTAGAGGGTGGTAGTGACCACTGACGTGCCGTTCAGAGCATCGAGGTCGTCGCGCATGTTTAAGATTGAGTTCATTTCGTTTCCTTGTAAATTCGCTGTTGGAGCGTTAATTGTATGTTAACTAAATTCAGAACGCAAGTGAGGGGGTTTCCCCCCGTTATTTAATAGTTGTAAGCACGCCACGGTTTGTTGTGTGCTTCCATGTAGTAATTAAACGCATGTACAAGCCGCGCAAGGCGTTCACCGCGCAGCGTAGGA